CTGCTATTCTCAAGGGAAAAACTGTAATCATCGCAGGAGACGAACACCAGATGCCACCGAGCAACTACTTTAGTAAAATCTTTGAAGGCGGTTACCAAGATGAGGAAGAGATAGAGGAAGAAGACCAAGCGCTCCAAAAAAATTCGCTACTCTCGGTAGAATCATTGCTTGATTTTGCTCTGGAATACAAATATGATAAGCATCATCTAGACTTCCATTACCGCTCCAAGCACCCTTATTTGATAGACTTCTCCAATGTGGCTTTCTACAATGGAAAACTCCGCCCACTACCTCGTTTTGAAAGTGAAAATCCTATCACTTTCTATCAGGTAGACGGTATCTTCCACGAATATATGAACGAAGCTGAAGCCCTCAAGGTGATTGAGATACTTAAGCAAATTCAACCTAGAGAGGATGGCAGTTACCCATCAGTAGGAGTAGCTACTTTCAACATCTCCCAGCGCAACTTTATCCGAAAGAAACTGCTGTGGCTCAGAAACCAACCCACCGAGCAAGAATTTGCCGAAAAGCTAACTGCACTAGAACAAGCAGGGCTCTTTATCAAGAACTTGGAGAATATTCAAGGAGACGAACGCGATATCATCATCCTTTCGGTTACCTATGGAAAGAAGAAAGACGGCAAGTTTACCCAAAGTTTTGGCCCCTTGAACCAGCAAAAAGGTTATAAGTTGCTCAATGTAATCATCACCCGTGCCAAAGAAAAAATATATGTATGCAACTCCATACCTGAAAGCGTTTTCCTCAATTACGCTGATGCCTTAGCCCAAGAGCAGGCTAACAACCGCAAGGCCGTACTCTATGCCTATTTGGCTTATACCAAAGCGGTAAGTGAAGAGAATACCCAAGCCATAGAAGAGGTATTACAAACCCTTGCCCTTTATGGTAATCTAAGGAAAGAAGCCACCACTCGTGGGCAATTACTATTCAAAGAAGAAGTTTTTAGCCTACTACAAAAGCAATTCCCTACCCTCTCACTAAGCAAAGACAAACCTTTCGGAGGATATGTACTTGATATATTACTTATGCCTCCTTCAGGCAAACCTATTGCCATAGAGTGCTTGAGCAAGCCCATCTACCAAGAGTCCATGGGTTATCTGGAAGACCTACACAAGGAACAAATACTCCGTGAAGCAGGTCTTGATTACATGCGTATCTATTCCGATATGCCTATCAAGAACGCTATTTCTGCCCTTGAAAAAACACTCGCTACCCGATGAAAAGAAAGATTATACATACCCAAGACGGCTCTACCACTTTGGAGATAGAAGCATGGGGTGAGCACTACCATTCCATGCGTGGTGCCATAGGCGAGGCTTACCATGTCTTTATCCACAGTGGTCTAGATCTCTTTGCTAGTCAAGAAGTACAATTGCTTGAAATAGGCTTAGGTACAGGGCTGAACGCCTTTATTACCTTCCTTGAACATGAGAAACTACAACAAACCATTCATTATGAAGGCGTGGAGGCCTATCCTTTGACTGCGCAGGAGGTTTCTTGCCTGAACTACCCAGAAGTATTGAAAGCTCTTGACAAAGAAGCTATCTTCCTGCAGATACACAGTTCCCCATGGGAAGAGCCCCTTACCCTCTCCCCTACCTTCACTCTCAAGAAGCGACAACAATCCTTTGAGCAGATCAGCGATAAGGAGCGTTTTGACCTTATTTACTTTGATGCTTTCTCAGCGAGTGTACAACCAGAGTTATGGACAGAGCACATTTTTGAGCGTATGTACCAAGCACTCAAAGCAGGAGGTGTGTTAGTCACCTATGCCTCCAAAGGGAGTGCGCGCCGAGCCATGCAAGCCGTTGGCTTCAAGGTAGAAAAGCTCCCTGGTGCCTTAGGAAAGCGAGATATGCTCCGCGCTAAGAAAGAAAAAAATGAGCCTACAAATGCAAAAAAATAATTTTTTTAATAATTATTTGTTTTTTAAATAAAAACACATATATAACATACTGAAAATCAAAAACTATAAAAATTAGTGGTAAGTATAGTGGTAAGTTTAGCACTAAATTTTTTTTGACATTCTCGCAATGATTAATCGGACTGCTCCTACACTTATACGAAAGTCTTCAGATAATATTACATACCTATCCATCTTTGGCGTAGTCATACTCTTATAACTTTCATATAGCTCTATATCACGGAATACAGTACAAGGAATATTATACCCTTTCTTGTATACCTCCCTCATCCCTGCTTCTATCTCTTTAAGTTGATCGTATACTATCATTCCCATTTATTTAATTCACATTTCTTATCATCTTGTCTTAACAGCGTGGAGAGAGGACACCCACATACATCACACTTCATACCCTCTACCTCTTTCAGTGTGTAGTCAGGCATGAATTGTTGGTAAGTACCCTTCACAGCATGAGGACACTGAGCGCATATTTGCGCCCGTTCCTTTGCTTTTGTTTCTGTTTCAGGGTTAGGAAATAGGTAGTTATCCCAACCCTTAAGTATTGCTTTTAACTTTATCATATTTGTTGGATTGGTAAGAAATTCATATTGTTACTTGCAATTATCCCCCTTCTAACCATACCTTCACTAGTGCCATCTGTTGCACCTTCATAGGCTCCTTGTGCTGATCCCTCTCGTGCTCCTTGATACGCACCCTCCTGAGTACCTTCCAATGCTCCCTGCTGTGTGCCTTGTAATGCTCCTGCTCTTACTGCCTCCGTTAGTTCTGTAAGGTCTATATGAGTGCTAACCTTTGCCTGCCTTACTATATCCCCTTGGGCAAAATAGAAAGGGTTACGCCCTCCATGCCTTGTGGAATTATTGATAAGCTCAAGAATAGGGAAGTATCGTGCTGTTGCCCTTTTATTGACTACATATTCTCCTCCCTCCATTTCGTAGCCTCCAACGCCTGCCACAGAGAAAGGAACTCCACCCTCTGCATGACTCCTACCACTAACAGGACCACCCTCTGCATATTTAACCGTTGTTGTCATTATCTTATTGACATTCATAAATCCCATAGCCCCTGTTATACCTGCCATGATTGCGTTATAAGGGGGAGGGTATGCTGATAGTGCCTTGGTAATACCTAAGTACGTGTTAATCGTAGCCTCTGCTATAGCGGCTGCCTTTCCTACGGCTGTATGCTCTCCAAAGAGTTGCTTTGCTTGTCCAAAGGTAGTACTTGCTAATTGCATCTTTCCCTCCTCTACCTTCTTGCGGTGCTCTAATATCTCAAGGTCGTGTTTTCTCTCTGTATTAGCTCTCATTACTTGGTATTGGTCTTCTGCTATCTTCTTATCTGCGAGGAGCTGCTCAATGCCTTGCATCTCCTGAGTGTGTCGCTGGCTCATCTGCTCTGCCTCTATATCCCATTGGTGCGCTCCCTCTTCTTGCAAGGTGAGTAGTCTCTCCTGAAACTCCAATGATAATCGCTCCTTCTCGTCTTCTCGTTGCTGCTGCTTGAATTGCTTATCCAATTCCAACCCTTTGGTATCATGTTCCTGCTTGAGTTGCAACAATGCCAACTCATGTGCCTGCTGCTGTGCATAATCCCATTGATTTGCTTCCTCCTTGAGTTGCTTCTCCTTCTCCAATGCCTCCACCTTCATCTGATAGATAGCCGCTTGCCGCTGTTGCTCTTGTGTTACTATCTCTGCTGTTAGTCTTCCTTCTTTAGCTATCTTAGATTGGTTCATCTGCTCGTATATAGCCAGCTCCTGCTGTACAGCATTAACAGATAAATCAACCTTTGTCTTTGCAAAATCCTGCTCCAGCTTTCTCTTCTGTGTCTCGTACTCCCTACGGCTTACAAGTCCTTTCTTGCGTTCCTCCTCAAGTACAGCTAACCTATCATTCATACCTTTCTCCTCTATCTGTAATCGCTCCTGTAAGGATTTAGCCACAGCGGAATTACTCTCTACATACACATCAATTGCCTGCTTCTCTGCAGCTAATCGCTCCTTGAGCATCTCCATATATCGCTTATTAGCCTCCTCTCTCTGCTTCTTCTGCTCATCAAGCATTGCCTTATGTATCGTATTCACCTTATTATTCTGTGTCGTTTCTGCTTCCAACATTGCAGCCGTCTTTTCAGCTAATTCCGCTTTCTTACGAGCCAACTCCGCCCTATCTGCATCGCTTGTGTCATTGCTGGCAAACTTGAGATTTAACAACTCTTGCTCTAATCCATTGCGCTCCCTTGCTAATGTATTGATGCTTCTCTGTATCTCTATACTTTTCCTTGCCGCTTCCTCTCTTTCTTGAAATGTCTTTGTGGTGTCCTCTGCTATCTTGTTCTGCTCCTTGAATTGCTGTTTAAGGAGTGCTGTTTGTTCTATAAAGTCAGCTTCTGAAGCTGATAGTTTTTGATTTATTTCCTCTATCCTTGCTCCTCGCTCCAGTGCTTCATTGATGGTATCTTTCATCTCCTTGCCCATCTGCTTCATTGACTCTATGGACTTCTTAACCTCTCCGGTCAAGTCTTTAACTCCTGTTACTGTCTGTAGAGCGCCTTCACCTACCTGCTTGAATCCTTCCTTTATATCTCCTGTAAGGATACTACCTAATCCCTTGAATACATTCACCACCCCATTGATACGATTCATTACTTGCCCTTCTATGAATTTTAACAAATCTTCAAGCACCCTCTTAGGGCTGGTAAAAGCCTCTACCAATGCCTTTCCCATATTCTGAGCTACACCCCATAGGGTTTGAAATACTACCTTTAAAGGAGTGGTTACCCTCGCAACCTTATCTATCCCTTCCTGAGTGCTCGTGAGATACGCCACTAAGCTACCAAGTAGCACAATAATAGCACCTATCCCAGTGCTAATAAGCGCCCCCCTGAATATCTTCATTGCTAAAGAGCTTTTTGTTGTTGCTGCCGCAGTGGCATTCATCGCTTTGGCTGAAAGGGTATTATGGTTGATGAAGTTAAGGATAATAGTGGATAGCCCTGACATCTTATCTTTCATTGCTTGCAACTCCCCTATAATCCCATTGATGGACACACCAAAAGAATTATTATCACCCAAAGCATCTAATATTGCCTGCTTATAATTACCGACCTCTACTTGTGTATTCCCTATGCTCTTCTGTAGCTCCTTATACGCTTTATCCTGCTCTTGTATAGTAGCTAACAAGGCTTTGCCCTCTGCACTTTCTCTTTGCTCTGCTGACAATTCCGAGTATATCTTTTTGTTTTGAGAAAGGGCCGCAGACAATTCACGAATAGACCCAGTAAGTGTATTATTTGCCTGCATAGCTTTGTCATTAGCTGCTACATTTGCCTGCATAATACTCTCATAAGTACGCAAATCCTTTTGAGTTTCCTTTTGTATAGCTGTGAGTTGTGATAGTTGTTGCGTATATTCCTCCACTGAAATATTTCCCTCTGCAAAATTCTTCTTGAGGTTTTTCATCTCCTCAGCTATCTCCATGAGTCGCTTGCGAGTCTCTCCCGCCTTCTTAGTAACCTCATCTATATCTATGTCTAATTGTGCGATTGTTGTTGCCATACGCTTACTTTATTGGTTCTATCTTAATTAATTCCACCACTGCAAGGGTGTTTGTCTTAAAGGTGATTTTGTTTGGTAAAAAATACCCTGCTAATTGTTTGAGGTAAATGCGTTTGAAAAAGTTAAATTCGTATATATCCAAGGCATTAAGATTCATCTCGCATGTATATACTCGCATGTGATTAAGAATGTCATTAAAGCCACTGTAATAGTTCTGAAGAAGGTTGTTCCATCGTAAATCCCAAAAGTCCGCCCTGCTTACTGGGAAAGTAAATGCTTCTGAATTTATATTACCTCCCTTTATCACTCCTTTGGCTGGAGGAAATTCCCAATCAATGCTATTATCGTAATTCTCCACATTGAATATATGAAAGCGACCGTCCTTTGCCTTATAGATGGTCTCTATTGTCTTTTGTCCTCCATCCTCTTTCTCCTTCAATTCCTTTTCCCAAAAGTAGAAATCATTCAAGGGAATGTTAATGCGACCAGTGTTTAATGTGCTTTTTAGGACAGTGTTTAATGTCTTATCATTATCCACACCTGCAAAGAATTTCCCCTCCCTCTCCTTCTTGAAAGTAAGCAAGTCGTCATCTACCACCAGCACCCCGTCCGCTTTCAATTGGTTGAGTACCTGCTCATCATATTTTTTATACTTGAAGTGGTTACGCCTTGCATAAGAGGATGTAGGAGCGTGAAACTCCAAATTGGTAACCCTTACAAACTTTTCTGACCAATCCAATATAGGAGCATCATTCAGCCTTTCATCAAGCGTGTAAAAATGCTGTACTTCATTATCAATGCTTAACTTCATAGGTGTAAGCCCAAACATTATCAGTAATTCCTTGAAAAGGTCTAACATTGAGAGTTCAGATACCAAGTGGTTAAGAAACTGCCTCGATGTCTGCTCTATTTTGAAACTCAAATCATGTGTGGCTAATTCTCTGTCTTTAACGTTTTTCGCTTCAGCTAACAGCCTTATATATATCTTATCATTAGGAGCAAAATAATCAGGTATTCTTATAGCAAAATTCCAACCACTACCTGAATGGTTATGCTGTGTTACATACCCTCCAACTCCTCCTCGTGTGGAACAAATAGGAGTAGTGTCGTCATTCTTGTATATTTCCACATAAGACATAATGCTTTTATCTGCTGTCCCTTGTGTCCTGCCTGACAGCACTAAATCCCATGTACCTGATTTATCCGCTGGTATCTGATAGATATAGTCCTTATCTTGCTTTTTTCTAAAATACGTTGGGCTGCTATATGAGTTCATTGTCAAATACAACTCTCCCTGCCTATCTGATATTTCTTTTACTAATGTAGTTTCATTTGTTTTACCCGCTTGTGTAAGGCTTACTAATGTACCCGCTGGGGCGTTCTCATTAATCACCTGAGAGGTGGTTATAAACAATGTTTTAAATGTACCCGTGTTAAAAAAACTCCCTTCAAACGTATGCCCTGACATCCGCTGTACCTCCTTAAATATCCAAGGCACATGTATAGCAGGAGGGGCGTAATAGAAGTTGTAAGATTTTAATCCTAATACATCCGTAAATCCCCTATGTAATGTATCTCCTCCATACTCCGCTACAGGATATAGAAAGCCATCGTCAAAAGGTTCATTACTTGCAAGTATATACCTTTCATAATTTCTAAAAGTCTTTTCTATTACCTCCTTTGTCTTATTATGGTTCAGCTTGTCCCCAATCACATCAGACAGTTTATAAAGGTTCAACCAGTGGTATATATCCTTCGTGCTTTCATGAAAGGCAAATTTATAGGTATCATTCTGCACTCCCATAAGATAACCCTTAGCATTTCTTACTATCGGAATACCATCAACGAGTAATTCTACATCAAATGCCCTTTGTGGTCTATCACTTACACTCCCTACCATACCCGCCAATTCAAATATTTCATTGTTGGTGCTACTCATAGGGAGGTACATCACATCCGAGCAGGAGAATTGCCGTGTGTCAAAAGAAAAGAAATCAGCACACTGCATATTCCAAGTAAACTCATCATTGAGCAAATCAGCTTCTTTGTTATCAATTATCAATCGTATCATTTCTTTGTCATTATTTGTTGAAATCTGTTATCTATATTCTGCCTTACTGTTCTATAATAAAGGGTGTAAAATACCACCTCATAAGGCAAAGCCTCTACTTGTTCATACCTCAATATATCCCCTTGTGCCAATGTGTCTATGATAGCCAAATCCTTGAAGGGTTGCAACTGCTCCACTCCTGCCTGCTGTAATTGAGTTTCGTAAGGGCTTGGTTCTCCTTGTAGTGCTTTTTGCTCTTGCTCAAGCACTCGTTGTACTTCATTCGTTAGGTGCTTGATGCAAGCGTAAAAGCGATACACATTCATTCTCGCTGGGTTCTTTATCTTATATACCAATCTGAAAGCCTCTATCACTTGAGAAAGCTCCCCACTGCCTAATAGGTCAATCACCGCTCGCACCTCTCCCCATTTTAGTTCTGTTAATCGCTCTACCCCATGCTTTTTCTTCCATCTCCAAAATCCTCGATAAAAGAAAGGCAAAGGCTTAACCACCTCCAGTAATAGGGTAGTTTCCCTTTGCCTTTCGGCTGGCATGAGTAAATATTGTAGTAATGTCATCTGAATATTGGTCTGAATGTTTTCTTTGGTTTCAAGTCAAAATACTCTCTCATCAGTAGCATGTCCCTATAATCAGGACTTCGTCCTATGTGCTGCTTCACTGTATCCTTGTTAATCACAGATAGCCGCTGTCCGTCCTTGTTATCGCTCTTTATCTGTTCCAACTCTTCTATAATACGCTCCCTTGTCTTCTCTGATAATTCAGCACTAATATATATGCCATTGTTATTGATTCGCTCAGCTAACTTATATAAACATTGTGTTTGCAGGTTCTTATAGTTGGTAGCTTGTCCATTCTCCTCAATCGGGGATCCATTGTTTTTAAAGCCAATGATACCTGTATTATCAACTACACCACCACCCACACCATCCTCATCAGCGATACAATTCCCCTTGGGTATGTTGTGTTTCATTCTAAGGGTGTGTATAAGCCCTTGTACATCTGTCATTGCTGATATATCCAATGAGTGTATTTCTATCAGCTCCCAGCCTCTCCACACGCCTATAACACATAAGTCAGAGCCAAATCGTGCAATATCCGCTGTTAGGTATGTTTCCTTATCTGTGATAATTTGGTCATTCTCAAATATAGCCAGTATCTTATCATAATCACAAAGAGCCGTTGGGTCATCATCATATTCCCATAGTCCGTGTAATAGCCGCTGCTTCTCAGCTCCCCTCAATGTACGTTCCAAGTTCTCAATATATGCCTTGGGTAACATCTTATTATCATATGGCAATGCTTGTATGAATGCTTTCCATTGCTCCAATGTACCCGCTTTGTAAGGTTGGTAGAAATTCTTATATAGAAAATTCTTAGATGGGTTAGCTGTGATAAGTAGTTTCCCTTTCAGGTTGTACTCCTTGTTCTTCCAACGCCCTATTGATATTTTGAGGTTCGAATAACTATCATAATCAAACTCTCCTCCTTCTTCTATCCAACCTCGTGTAAATTGCATTGAACCAAATCGCTGGTATTGTGGGTCGCTTGGTAAGTACCTACAATCTAACAACAATACTCGTGAGTCATTATGTAATTCAAAATAATTATCCTGCCCATTATACTTGTATGATTTTTGTGGTATTCCCCATCCATTAAGCACCTCATAAATGCTTGGTATGGTAAATCGTCTCAAGTCATTCAACTGCTTACGAGCGATAAAGTATTGTGTGTTTGGGTACATAAAAGCATCGGCAAATATTAACGAGCAACCAATAAAAGACTTTCCTCCTCCCTTGGCTCCTCCATATAGCACCTCATCAATATCATCATTAGCCCACACTTTGCCACATTCTTTTTGTTTGCTATTACCATTGCTGTTAAACTCAAGTACTACATTACGCATAGGTGATTATTTGATTATTATTCCTGTTACTTGGAAAGGCTGTAAGTCTTTGCCATCCTTACCCATTACCTCCTGCTTTATTGGAGCCTCCCATCCCTCCATTTTAGCCAATTGAGTGGCTGCTGAGATACGCTCTCTGTAGGAGGGGAAAAACTTCTCTCCATCAATCTCTCTACCCTTGCCCCTGACCACATCTGATAAGAACTTGAGGACATCAATCTTTTGCATTACATCCTTTTTTCTCTCCTCTACCTCTGTACTTATCACCTGCTTTGCTACCTCTTCATTAATTGATTTTTGCCACTCTTGTAGTTGTTTTTGAGCTTGTTTCCAGTCCTTACTGAATGTTTTTTCTGTTTTACTGAACTTTGCTGAATATTTACTGAACATTTCCCCAAACGACAATAGAGGAGACTTTTTGAGTTCCTCTAACATCCATTGTTGTCTATGTCGTGGGGTGTTATTCATATTTCTGAGTAAGGTTTTTTTATCTTTTCACATAGTTGTCTCATTTCCTTGCATAAAGGATATAAATACTTTATTTTTCCTTTTGTTACATATTCAGTTGCATTCTTATCTAAATACTTTAGTATGAACTCTTTGATTGATAGTTTTTTCAATCCTCCTTTTGATTTTATTATATCAAATAATCTACGTCCATGAATACGTTTTCCTTTGATTATCCAACTACCATCTGTTTTATTTTCCAGTCTTTTCCCTACAAAATACCAGTTTGTTGCTTGATATATTATTCCTTTATGAGATTGATCAATGTCTGCATAAGAGACTATCATTTTACACAAGGGAACATCTTGTTTCACTTTTTTGATTGCTTTTGCCAATACTTGTGATGTAGTTTCTTGTTTGCCATTAAGTGCCATTCTTACAAGTTCTATAATTTGCCCTTGTTTTAGATTATATTCTGAACCTATTCTATTATTAGCACCTTTTCCAAATACCACACACCCACACCACTCATCATTGTTGTTAAAAACAGAATAAGCAAATGTATTTACTGGTACTGATTTTGCATAATGAAAATTTAAGCAACTATATTTAATTGCCTTGTTGCTTGCTAATTCTAATCTCATAATTCTCCACAGCTTACAGAATAGTAAGCACCCTTGTATTTCCTATCTATTAATTCTATAATGTCAGTTTCTGCCTTTTGCAGCTGTTCAGCATTTTCAAAAGTAATCTTTATAATTGCGGGTTTGTTTCTTGGGTCTTCTATAAGTTCATCTTCATTAAAACTATCATCTGAATAGTCTATACTCTTTTCCTCTATCTCAATCCCCAGTTCCTCTAACTCAATCCCATATTCCTCTGCTACTGCTTCCACCTCCTCAAGGTCAAGGTTGTAGTTCTGGTGTGCTGTGGTGTTTGCCAATATCTGTGCCTTGTAGTAGGTATCTGTGTCATCTTGTATGTCATTGCGAACAATTACAGGATATTCGTTTTCTGCAAGTGTTATCTCTTTTGGTACAAGTCCTTTCTCGTCAAATTTTTCCTTT